ATGGCTATATCAACAGCCCGTATGAGGTAGAAGCCCGGACCAAAGCTGGATACTGAAAATGAAAGCCAAGCTGACATTTTTTGTAACGCTGATGGTCAGCCTAACACTGTGCGTTGTGGTCATCGCAATGGTTGCAGTAATGCTGCTCGGACTGTTTGACGAAAAAGTGGACAACAACAAGATTTTTGAACTGATCAGCCCTGCATTCCAGACCATTGTTGGTGGTTTCATTGGGTTGTTGGCTGGCGTAAAACTCTCTCACGAGGAAGATAAATAATGGACCAGCTATTTAACCTACTCAAAGGCTTTGCCCCTGCTCTGGCTACTGCGGTAGCTGGCCCTCTTGGTGGCGCTGCGGTTTCAATGATCGCAAAAAAGTTTGGCGTTGAGGACTCTGTTGCTGCTGTAGCACAGGCTATTGCGGGTGACCCCAAGGCTGCTGAAAAGCTGCGCGAGATGGAGCTTGAGTACGCCCGTATACACCTTGAGAACGTCAAGGGTGCGAGGGAGATGCAGGCCGCTGCGCTGAACCAGTCGGACATTTTCTCCAAACGGTTCGTGTACTACTTTGCTGCCTTTTGGTCGCTTTGCTCTGTAGCCTACATCGGCTTCATCACCTTTGCCAACATCCCCGCTGCCAACGTGCGGTTCGCCGACACCATCCTTGGTTTCTTGCTGGGCACCGTCGTGGCGACGATCCTAAACTTCTTCTACGGCACCAGCAAGTCGAGCCAAGACAAGACCGACAAGTTGGCTGAGATGGCAAAGGCGAACCAATGAAAGAGAACTTTTCAACCGCGCTGGACCACGTCCTAAAGCACGAGGGCGGCTTTGTAAACCACCCGGCTGACCCCGGCGGCATGACCAACCTCGGCTGCACCAAGGCCGTTTGGGAAGCTCATGTAGGTCACCCAGTGTCAGAGGCCAACATGCGGGCACTGACGCCTGATGACGTGGCCCCGCTGTACCGCAGGAAGTATTGGGACAAGATTCAGGGTGACAGCCTACCTGATGGCCTCGACTACGCGGTGTTTGACGCCGCGATCAACAGTGGCCCGGGAAGGGCCGCAAAGTGGCTCCAGACGGTCGTTGGGGTCACCCCTGATGGTGCCATAGGGCCAAAGACTTTGGCGGCCATAAGCGCCAAGCCGGTCCAGCAATTAATCGCCCAATATAACGATACAAGATTACAATTCTTGGAGGGGCTTCCGACGTGGGAAACCTTCGGCAAGGGCTGGGGAAATCGGGTGGCGCAAGTTCAATCCACCGCAGCGCAATTGGCTTGAGGTAAACATGGACATGCAGTCAGTATTTAACGTCGCGCTGGGCCTGATAGCGTTCTTGGGCGGCTGGATGGTCAACAGCATCACCCGGTCCCTTGACCGGCTTGATACGGACATCCGGTCCATGCAAAGAGAGTTCGTCACCAAAGGTGATTACCATCGGGACATTGACGAGATTAAGGCCATCTGCAAGCAGATTTTTGACAAACTTGATGCAAAGGCTGACAAATGACTGTCGCAGCCGTAATGACGTATGACTCTCTGGTCAACGACATCCAGACCTATCTGGAGCGTACCGATGCCCAGACGTTGGAGAAGATTCCGCAGTTCATCATGCTGGCGGAGCAGATCATTGCGGCTGAGATTAAATTCCTTGGCAACCTGACTGTGGCCACGAGCACCATGGTGGCTTCTGAGAACGTGATCCCCAAGCCTGCACGGTGGCGGAAAACGGTATCTATGAACGTCACAGTTGCCGGGAAACGCCAGCCTGTATTGCTCCGCACCTACGAGTACATCCGAGAGTATTGGCCAGATCCTACCGCGACCGACGCGCCCTTGTACTTCTGCGATTACGACTACCAGCACTGGCTCATTGGTCCCACTCCTGCGTTGGATTATTCCTATGAGGTCCTGTACTACGAGAGAGTGCAGCCGTTGGACTCAGCGAACCAGTCAAGCTGGTTCACCCAGTACGCGCCACAAGCGCTGCTGTACGGCACTTTGTTGCAGGCCATGCCCTTCCTCAAGAACGACGAGCGCATGCCCATGTGGCAAAGCAATTACGACAAGATCATTGAAGTCCTGAAAACGGAAAACGTCACCCGTGGCGCTGACCGTCAGGCGATTGCGAGGGATTCATGAGTTTCAACAGCCCATTTACCGGTCAGGTGATTCAGCCGACCGACGTCTCCTATCGCGATGTCACGCTTGTTGCTGACTCAACCCTGTCATGGCCAATCAATGGCAGTGATACTGACAACGCCGCAGCGCGGGTCATGGATGTCACCTCGCTCTCAAGTGGCTTGGTGCTTGCCGGTGTTGCCGTCACCGGCTCAAATGGTCAATGCTCTTGTACCGCAACCCCAAGCCTGTTTGTTGGCCAAGCGGTTGTTGTGACGGGGATTTTTAGTGGCACATCAGCGGGGATTGTTACTGGCAACACCTACTACATTATCCTAACCGATGGGACAACAACTTTTACGTTGTCAGCCACTTTGGATGGCCCTGCGGTGGCTACAACGGCCGGGACAACAACTGGCTTGACGTTCACGCTTGACTCGTTCACACTGAACATGCCGCCTGCAAACCAAGCGTCAGTTGGCATTGACGCATTGTTCCGCAATGTTGGCTCCTACTCGTTTGAGGTCAGGGACTACGATGGCGGTCCAATTGTCACCATTGCGGCCGGTGAGGCCAAATACATCTACCTGACTGACAACGCCACGACGGCGGGCGCATGGGGCCTGATTGCATTCGGCGTTGGAACATCAAACGTAGACGCGGCCACTCTTGCTGGGTTTGGCATCAAGGCCATTTCAAACACCCTAAACTCAGCAAACAATGTAACTACGTTTGCATCAAATTACACCGCGCTGACCACAGACCGTGCGTCAACCTATGTGTGGAACGGCGGCTCTGGAACATTGACCCTAACATCGGCCATCACGCTTGGCAATGACTGGTACATGATGATCCGCAATGGCGGGACTGGAACTTTGACCATTGCACCGGCAAGTGCCATCCCGATCAACGGCGTGTCAACAATTTCTCTGCAGCCAGATGACTCTTGCGTTGTCTGCTGCTCGGGTTCTGCTTTCTACACAGTTGGTCTAGGCCGTAGCACTCAGTTCAACTTCACCCAGCTCACCAAGGCTGTGGTGTCTGGCAGCTACACACTAACCGCCTCAGAGGCGGCCAACACGATTCAGAAGTACACAGGCACTTTGACAAACAACGTCACTGTGACAATACCTCAAACCGTGCAAATTTACTACATCACGAATCAGACCAATGGTGGAGGCCCCGGGTATCAAATTACCTTCACCACAGGCGCTGGCGGCGCAACTGCCACCATCCCCGCTGGCCAGCAAGTAATTTTGCTGTGTGACTCGGTCAACTTGCTGAACGCCTCAACAATTGCCGCTGGCGCAGTGAACATATCGCTGGTGAGTGGCACGGCTGGCGCTCCATCGCTGAACTTCGCTTCAGAAACGTCAACAGGCATTTATCGCCCCGGTTCTGGCGAATTTGGCATAGCAATTTTAGGCGTCAAGCTTTTTGGATTGACGGCTACAGGGCTAAACATACCGGGCACTGGCAACTTTACTGGGGGTGTTCAGGGAGGGACTTTCTAATGTCCGCCAAGGTTTTCTCCCTTGACACGCAGCCGGGCATCCAGCGAGACGGCACTGTTTTTGACAGGCAGTTTTACAACGACGGCGAATGGGTGCGATTCCAACGCGGTCGTCCTCGGAAAATCGGCGGATACCGTGTTATTTCAAGCCAGCTCTCGGGGCCCTCTCGAGGGATCTGGGTCAATGCCCAAAACGCTTTTACGTCAATTTTTAGTGGCTACAACGATGGCCTGCAAGTTCTGACCATTGACAACAACGGAGTTGGTTCTGGCGTTGGCGACTTTACCTTGACCAACTTCACCCAGTCTGACCTGAACTTGTGGCAGTTTGATGGTTTCTACGACGTAGCGGGAACTGGCGTTCAATCGCTAGTTGCCCACCCCGGACAGAACCTTGAGTCCATCAGCAGCGACACCAACACCCCTGTTTTGATTGGCGACATCACGTCGTTGAACATGCAGCAGGTAGGTGTTTTTACCGATAGCGGAACAACCGTGGCATTTAGCCCGACGGTTACTTTTGCTGCTACAAATACTTTGATGGCGGCCGGGCAAAGCGTCACGGGTTCTGGAATACCAGCCAACACGACTGTTTCATCTGCCACCCTTGTTAGCGTCACAAATACATTGGCTGGCGTTGCAGTGACGGGGGTTGCAGGGCAATGTTTGTGCAGCACAACCACCTTGACGCTTGATCAAAAAATTATTGTCACTGGAACTCTGACTGGAACGGCAACAGGGGTTTCGGCTGGAACTTACTTCATCATCTTAACAAACGGGACGACAACATTTACGTTGTCCGCAACTCTTGGCGGACCGGCAATTGTTACGACCGCAGGCACAACCGATGGGCTAACTTTTGTTGCGCAAGTCTCTAGCCTGTGGACTGTTGTTTTGAGCAACAACGCAACTGCCTCTGCTACGGTCACACTGACGTTCAACAACAACATCTCGGTATCTGGCGGTGTTGTGTCCCTGCACCCATACCTTTTTGTGTACGGCAACAACGGTCTGATCCAGAACTGCTCCGCAGGGGACACCAGCGACTGGGTCTCTGCGGACGCCAATGCGACCAACGTGGCCTCCGGGAAGATCGTCCAAGGGCTACCCGTCAGGGGCGGCTCAAACGCGCCTTCTGGCCTGTTCTGGAGCATTGACAGCCTGATCCGAGTGTCGTACATCGGCGGAACCGGGACGCCTCCTCAATACTGGCGCTATGACATCATCAGCAGTCAGACCTCAATCCTGTCTTCGCAGTCCGCCATTGAATACGACGGCGTCTATTACTGGTGTGGCGTTGACCGATTCATGTTGTACAACGGTGTGGTCAAAGAGATCCCCAACAACATGAACCAGAACTACTTCTTTGACAACCTGAACTATGACCAGCGTCAAAAGGTTTGGGCAACGAAGGTTCCTCGTTTTGGCGAGGTTTGGTGGATGTATCCCCGTGGCGATGCAACCGAATGCACTGACGCAATCATCTACAACGTTCGCGAAAACATTTGGTACGACGCAGGCGAGGCTCGAGGAGCAAGGCGGTCTGCCGGGTACTTCTCGCAGGTTTTTGCTTACCCCGTGGCCGCCAATTGGGAGGCCAGCCAAGCGGAGACGGTTTTCACAGAAACCTACAACGAAGTGTCTGGCAACTTTTTTCTTTACAGTGACACCTACAACACGCAGGTGGCCTTGCGCCAAGTTATTTCTGGTTCAAATATTCCCACGGGGACAACCGTGGTGGCAATCACCACCAGCAACATCAAGACGCTTGGCACAATTACTGGAGGGTCAGGCTACGTCAATGGCTCTTACTCCAACGTAACCCTCACTGGAGGGTCAGGATCAAACGCCAAGGCTACGATTGGCGTTTCTGGTACTGCGGTGACCACTGTGACCATTACCGCCCGTGGGGCGGGGTTTGTCGTGGGTGATGTGTTGAGCGCTACGGCGGCTAGTTTGGGTGGCTCCGGGGCTGGGTTTTCAATTCCCGTTACAGAAATTTATGCCCAAGCCATTGAAATGTCAGACGCGGCAACAGGAACTGGCTCGGTTGTGTTAACTTTTTCAATACCCGCCAACCTGATTGCAATGTACCAACATGAAATTGGCACAGATGAAATTGATGGCCAGAACGTCCGAGCCATCTCAAGTTCGTTTGAGACCAATGACCTAAGCTGGCTTGGTGGTGGCCCTTCTCAGCCATCAGCAGAGGGGCAAAACCGTTGGACTCGAATTGAGCGTATTGAGCCTGACTTTATTCAATCTGGCGAAATGTCAGTGGTTGTTACCGGCCGCCCGTTTGCTCAAAGCGAAGACAAGGAATCAGACCCTTACTTTTTTGGGCCGACTACTGGCAAAATTGACATGCGCGAGCAGCGCCGTGAGTTGAGGTTGAAGTTTATATCTGACGTGGCCGGAGGCAATTACCAGCTCGGCAAGTTGCTCCTCAACGCCGAGATCGGCGACGTAAGGCCGTATGGCCCTTAACCCGTCACAGATCTATGACCCTCGCTATCACACGTTTGAGTCGTGGGCGAGCCTCATGTGCGAGTTGTACGGTGCTCAGAACCTTGAGATCCCCAACGCCCTGACAGACTGGAGGCTTTGGGGAAACGGCCTAAACGCAATTGACGTCTTTACAAACGAGGCAACCCCCCGGACGGACCAGTACAACGAATGGTTTGAATGGGCTACGGCCATGGTGGCGGCGGTTAACCCGGCGACGCAAACAACATGAACATCTTAGACTTCAAACGTAAAGCATTGGGTTACACCTTCCGCAGTGCCGACGGTGCCTCCGCAGCAGACCGTGGATATACCCCCGGCTCTAACGATAAATTTATTTGGAGTACACAAGGCACTGGCGATAACGAGCAACGTGTTTATACACTCAATCCAAATTACGTTGCTCCTCCTGATCCTGAAATTGCTAGGGCAAAGATTGCAGCCGCACTTGGTGTTCCTGTTTCTAGTGTTGTACCTCAATATGGAACAATGCTTGGTGGGCGTGATGACAATACGCAAGTGACGGATTATGACAATATTACTGGCTATGCCGTCAAGCAAAGTGATTCTCATGGGGTTGTATTTGATAACGCAGGTAAACAAATTGGGGTTTACAACCCAAGCAATAAAGGTGGCGGGGGTTTTTTAGGGGAGCTTTTGGCTGGGCTTGATGATACGCTTGGGCTATCTAAGGTAGTTACTGGTATCAGCGGGGGTCTTGCTGATCTTGATTCGTCCCTTGGGCTATCTAAAAACGCCCCAGCTATCGTTGGTCTTGCCGCTTCGTACTTTCTACCCGGCATTGGGCAGGCGCTGGGACAGTCTCTAGTAAGTTCAGGGGTTATTACAGGCGCAGCCATTCCGTATGCAACAACAATCGGGACGGCACTAGCCCAAACCGGGGTTAGCGTAGCCCAAGGTAAATCTTTAGACCAAGCCCTCGGTGACGCCATCCTTTCTGGTGGCATGAGCGAGTTGACGCAGGCATACGGCTCTGGTGTGAAGTCTGCCATAAGCCAGATAACCGATAACCCGATTGCTCAGAAAGCAATCTTCAAAGCAGGCACTGATGTTGTATCCGCAGTAGCCCAAGGTAAAACTGGCGATGAAGTTTTACAAGGAATTGGCCGGTCTGTAGTTTCTACAGTAGCAGGCGCAGCAGCCAACGAGATAGTAAAAAACATCCCCGGCATAGATAACTTACCAGATGCTGCTAAAAGAGTAGTCACGTCGGGCATTGCTACTTCCATCCAAGGCGGTGACGGCACTAAGTCAATGCTCAACACTGCGTTGAGAGAAGGCACAAACTATGTTCTGGACACGTTAACCGCTACCCCCGGCGCATCCGCAGCTAACCCGATGTCACAAGACCCGGCGCAACGGGCTGGCGCGACGGGCGTTACCGCCAACACGGTAGCTGGTAGTGCTCAAACACAACCCGTTACAGGTGGCAATGTCACTGAAACCACTCTTCCGTCTTTAGGCAATACAACAAATGTTACATCTATAACCGGGGGCGCAGCAGATGGTAGTACCGGCACCAATTATGTAACTCCCATTCGGGGGGGTGCGGCAGATGGCAGCACTGGCACAAATTATGTAACTCCTATTCGGGGTGGCGCAGCAGATGGTAGTACGGGGACAAATTACGTCACATCAACCCAAGGTGGTGCCGCAGATGGCAGCACAGGCACAAATTATGTAACACCAATCAAAGGTGGTGCCATTGACGCTAGTACAGGTACAGAATCTACCTCGGTGGCAAATGGTTTAACCAAAACCGGGGATGCCAACCCATTGGGGAACATAGAGGGGGCCAAGCTTAAAGGAGCCTCTGGAGAAGAGGTCAAGCTTACTGACGCTCAACTGACGGACATGGTAAATCGTCAGCTTGTTTTTGAAGGCGGCGACTACAACACCAAGCAGGACGCGGCCAACGCTGCCCGGCTGGCTGGTTACACGCAGTTTGAGTACGACAACAGCGTCTACACAATGCAGCCCGGTGGCCCAACAGAGAAGGCTGTGTTCCAAGCTGTCATTGACATGCAGCCAACCAAAGGTGCGGCGTTCAATGCTGCTCGGGACTTGCTTGGTTCCAACCAAGTTTTTGACTACAAGGGTAGCAAGCTCACCACGGTGACTGCCGAAGAGCAAAACGCAAGAATGCAGGAGGCGGCCTACAACGACCCAAGCCGCGCCCTTGACAATTTTTACTCTGGCAACATCAGGTACACCGGGTACGACGTGGCAGGTGACGTTGCTGGCAAAGTTAAATTGGCAGCCCCTGCTCAAACAATTCTTGACCAACTGATTGCAACTGGAGCGACTGGTTTAGGAGAGCAAATTGAAACATTTGCAGCCGGTGCTTCACTAGCATCTGGATCAAGTCTCCAAAACTCCGCATCAAATCTTGGAAAGTGGTTAGTTCAATATGGCAAGGATGCAAATGGTTTAGATGTTGCCAGACAAGGTGAAAATCTACAAAAACAATGGAAGGATGCCGGTAATTTATCATTCTTTGATCAGCCCGGAGCAATTGTCAAGGCCATCAAAGAAAATCCATTAGGTTTTATTTCCGAGATTGGCAAAGAAGGATTTCAAGAGGGCTTGCCTCTGGTTGCCGGTGCAATAGTAGGTGGCACAGCATTAGCATTTGGCGCTCCAATTGCAACTGGCGTATCAATAGTAGCCGGAACATCTGCCTTGCTTAATGGTTGGGAGTCTTTTGGCTCTGGTGGCAAAGAAGCTTACGATTTAGCAATAAAAGGGGGCGCTTCAGAAAATGAAGCTAGAGAAAAAGGGGTGCTTAACGGCTCAATTCATGCTGCAATCACAATACCATTAGAATTTATTGGTGATAAATTAATAGTTGGAAACTATTTCAGAGGCGTAGAAGGAAGTCTAAAAGAATACGCTAAAAAGTTTGGATCAACCGTTGCTGTAAATTCAGCTTCGGAACTTGTTGAAACAGTCCCCCAAACTTTAACTACAAGAGCATCGGTTGTAGGTTGGGACAATCTTACACAACGAGATGTTTTGTCGTCTACTGCCGCAGGCTTTTCTGCAATGGCAGTTAGTGCCGGGACAACAACTGGGTTATTAACACCTAGCACAATAAACGAAGTTGTATCAATAGGAAAAGATTACGCTGGTAGCGACGTATCTCTGGGTGATTTTTTATCCGGCAAAAAAACGGTAGACCTTTCTACCCTCAAATCAGATGCAGTTCTTGGTTCAGATTCCTCTGGAAACCCAATAACTTTTGGCGAAACTGTTGTTAATAACGACTATGTAAAACAAGACCCGACATTTCTTGATAATTTTTTCCCAACTACATTTGTAGACCCCCTCGTCACTGACGCAGCAGAAGCCCGCCAGATCGCGCAGGACCTTGGCTATACCAACCCCTCCCAAGAGGTCATAAACAGTCTCACAGGCCCGATAAGCGAGGCTGAAGCGCAAGCAAAGCTGGACGAGTTCCTGAGCGGTATGACCGCGTTTGAGTCGGGCAAGCCGGTGACCGCCGCCGAAGCGCAAGAGATGATGAAGGACCTTGGCTTGACAGGACTGTCAGACGCCGACGCAATCAGCCTTGCGACCAAAATTGTTGAGAGCGTCCCAGCCGACATGTTAGCGCCTGACCCCAACATCCAACTAGCAAGCGATGCCGGGTTCCCAGATGTTGCCACCTACACCCAGTATGGCGGGGACAAAGCGGCCTACAACGCGGCCCAAGCTGACGCCGCAAACCTAGCGATCGCCCAAGCAGCGGGCTTCCCTGACTACGCCAGCTATTCTCAATTTGGCGGAAATTTAGCTGCTTACGACAAAACCAACAATGATGCTGCAAACATCCGCAAAGCAACAGAATCAGGGTTCCCTGACTACGCCACCTTCTTGCAATATGACGGAAATATTTTTGAATACGCGACAGCAAAAAAAGCTGACGAAAACAAGCAAGTTGCAACCGCCGCCGGGTTTCCGGACTTTTCAACTTACACCCAGTACGGTGGTGACAAGGCAAGCTACGACGCTGCAATAATTGCAACTGCAAATGCTAAGTTGGCTACTGATGCTGGGTTCCCAGATTTTTCAACTTACACCCAATACAGTGGCAATGTCGGTGCGTTCAACAAAGCCTCTCAGAATTCAGCTACAAAATTAGAAATTGAAACAGCTATTGCAGACGCAGTCAGCAAAATAAATCTGCCAGCGGGAATCACCCCTGCTGACGTCACCGCTGCGATCAAAACCTACATGACCGATAACCCGGGCTTGTCGCTTGCTGACGTTGCCGGGAAGATCACAGAGTCAACCAAGGGTCTGGCAACTGACACCAGCGTCCAAACCGCAATCAGCACCGCCTTGAAAGACGTAGCCACAACGGCGGATGTCAATTCAGCCATCGCTGGCATCAAGTTCCCGGCAGGCATCACTGTTGCCGACGTGGCAAATCAAATCAAGGCTGAGTTGGCTGCCAACCCGGGCTTGACCGCCAATGATGTTGCAAAGTCCATTTCAACATACATGACCGCCAACCCGGGTCTGTCGGCTGCGGACGTCAAGACGGCCATTGAGGCGTCAACCAAAGATTTTGCCACCAAGACGGATATTGAAGCGGCAATTTCTGGCATTCAGTTCCCGGCCGGCCTGACAACTTCTGACGTCAGCAAGGCAATTGATGAATACATGAAGGCCAACCCCGGCCTCACGCTCCGTCAGGTGGCTGACGCCATTGCGGCAGCGACCAGCGGTCTTCCTACTGAAGCGGGGGTCAGGACGACCGTTGCCGATGCCTTGAAAGGCGTGGCTACCAAATCAGACGTGACTGACGCCATAGCCGGGATCAAGTTCCCTCCGGGCTTGTCCAAGGATGATGTTGTCTCGGCCATCACGACTTACATGAAAGACAACCCGGGTCTTTCACTCACAGACGTAGCATCAAAAATTACAGACGCCACCAAGGGATTGGTCACTTCTGAAGGCATGAAGACGGCCCTCAGTGAGGGGCTGAAAGGACTCGCTACTACCAAAGACGTTGAGACAGCAATCTCAAACATCAAGTTTCCTGCTGGCATATCTAAAGAAGATGTCTCATCGGCCATCAAGACTTACATGGAGGCTAATCCGGGCCTGTCTCTTGCTGATGTTGCCGCAAAGATTACGGATGCAACTAAGGGGTTGGCCACGTCCGCAGAGGTAAAGGCAGACATGGCTGCCGCAATCAAGGGGCTTGCCACGACCAAGGATGTTGAAACGGCAATTGCAAACATCAAGTTCCCTGCTGGGTTAAGCAAGGAGGATGTAGCAGAGCAAATCAAAGAAGTCCTTAAAAACAATCCCGGATTGAGCGCGGCCGACGTCACGAAATCAATTACTGATTACATGGCAGCAAACCCAGCGCTCACACTTGCTGAAGTGGCCGGGAAGATTACGGATGCAACCAAAGGGTTGGTGACGTCTGCCGACATGAAATTGGCCCTTGAAGACGCGCTGAAAGGGACTGCAACCACCGCTGATGTTAAGGCGTTGGAGACCAAGCTGACAGGCGAAATTGCCGCTGCCGTCGCCTCCGGATTGACCGGAAATGAGGCGATCCAAAAAGGTCTGGAAACTTTGGCCACCAAAATGGGCACCAACCAGACGGAACTGCTGAACAAGCTTGGCACAACCGAAACCGCAATAACCGAAAAAATGACAACGGGTCTTGGGGAACTGACTACCAAGATTGAGGGTATCAACAAGTCCTTGACGGACGCCATTGCGGTCAATGAGGCTGCTGGCCTGACACGCGATCAGGCAACCACCAAGGCCATCTCAGACGTTGCCACGCAGCTCGGCACTACGAAGACCGACCTCTTGACTCAATTGGGGACGACAGAGGCGGCACTGACCACCAAGCTGACGACAGGTCTTGCAGAGGTCACGACCAAAATTGAAGGCATCAACAAGTCTCTGACTGATGCTATTGCAGTCAATGAAGCTGCCGGTCTGACGCGGGATCAGGCCACACAGAAGGCTATTGATGATGTAGCCGGTCAACTTGGCACAACGAAAGCCGACCTTTTGACCCAGTTGGGCACAACTGAAGCCGCTCTGACAACCAAGCTGAACACTGGGTTAGAGGCTGTCAACACCAAGATTGAAAGCATAAACAACTCGCTGACAACCGCCATTGCAGACGCCAAAGCAACGGGTCTTACTGGCGACGCTGCTTTGCAGGCGGCCATCAATAAAGTTGCGGCAGATCAGAAGGTTGACTCGGCAGCGCTCCTGACCAGCATCGGGGCTACGGAGGCAAGTCTCAAAACCCAATTTGCATCTGAAATTGCCGGGGTTACCAAAGACATTCAGACCAAGTACGACGCATTGACTCAGGGCCAGAAGGACATTGTTGACTCTCAAGCCAAGCAGGGTGTTGACCTAAACACGGCGATCAACGAAGTGTCCAAGGTGATCACGAAAGACGTGGAGGACGTAAAGAAGGACGTCGGCACGTTAAGGACTGACACTCAAACAAGATTTGATACGCTAGACCAAGGTCAGAAGGACCTAGTCATTTCCCAAGTAAAACTGGGGGTTGACTTTGAAAAGGCGATTGACGACGCGTCCAAAAAAACGACCCAGCAAATTACCGATGTCAAGACTGACCTGAAAAAGGACATCGGGGACGCTCAAACCCAGTTCAACACCCGGGTTGACGACTTGGTAAATCAGGGCCAGACTTATCAAGCGGCAACTCAGACGGCTCTGAATGAGATCAAAGCCACGCAGGCCGCCGAGAAAGTCGCGGCCGAAGCTGCTGCAAAGGCTGGTCGGGCTAGTACGGCGCAACAGGGGATTGCCAGAAACCTTCAGCAGGCTGCTGCAAGGGTTACGCCAGCCCCCGGGGTGGTTGACACATCCACCCCCGGCTTTGCGGACATTGGCCTAAAAACGTCTGGCGATGCCGCAAAATTTGAAGGCCCTCTTGAGCAGTACATGAAAATGCTCGCTGGCAACTCAAATGCGGCAAAAACTCAAGAAACCCAACAACCTCAACAGGGGGCACAAGTGCAAGACGAACTATCCGCTCAACAGCAGCCCGGCTCCGACTATTTTGCCTACGGCCAGCAAACCGACATTGACCTTGCCCAGAGCCCCGGCACGCAAATGCTGTACTCAAAGGCTGGAGGGCTTGCCACGCCGTTATTTGCTGATGGTGGTACTACCCGGCATGGGAAGTATGCTGGAGGCGGCCTGAACGTCGTAGAGCACTCTGGCAAGCACCGTATTGACTTCCGCACCGGCAATGCCGTGACCGGCCCCGGTGATGGTCAGTCTGATGACATCCCTGCCATGCTGGCTGACGGGGAATTTGTCTTCCCTGCTGACGTAGTCGCCGCCCTTGGAAATGGCTCAACAAAGGCCGGTTCAGATAAACTCTACGACATGATGCACTCCATCCGGGCGTATCACAGGTCGGCGAAACCACGAGACCTGCCGCCTCCGGCGAAAAAGTCACCGTTGGATTACCTCAAAAAACGCAAAGTTAGGAGATAAGCATGGGATTCCTTCAAGGCGCACCACTGCCGGACATCAAGACGACAGAGACAAAGGTTGACACCGCCCCGTCGTACTACACCGACTACCTGTCTGGCCTGTCAACTGCCGGCCAAACTGCCATGGGGAAAACCCCCGCGCAGTCCGTTGCCGGGTATGACCCGCTTCAGGTTTCGGGATACGGGGCGCTACCTGCAGCGGCGACTGCAGGCCAGCCAACGATGCAGGCTGCCCAAGCCACTGCGGCTCAGGCCGCGCAAGGGATCACGCCCGAGCGCATCCAAGCCCTGATGAACCCGTTTACCAGCAATGTGGTTGATGAGATGGCCCGCCTGTCTCAGCAGAACATGCAGCGCAACATCCTGCCAACCATGAAGGCCGGGTTTGTTGGGACCGGGGGTCTCGGCAGCCAACGCTACGCAGGGGCTCTAGGACAGTCCATGGCCGACATTCAGGCCGGTCTGACAGGGCAGCAGTACGGAGCC